CCATTGTTGTTAGACGATCCATTTCTGATTGCTGATAAGCTTGCTCAGGTGTTTGTATAGTCTGTGGCTTTAAAGATTCTAAAAATCCAACCTTGCTAGGTTCAGATGCAAAAGGAGCGGTTATTGGTGATGGAGTTCCGCCCAAAGTAAATGGCTGTCCCATTATCTTATTTGCTTGCTCTTGAGCAGCTTTCTCTTTCTCAGGATCAATTAGACCTTCTGCGGTTGTAGCACGTGAAACAACCATCTGGCGTGACAGATCTTCAAGATTGATAGTGGAAGGAACCTTAGTACCTGGAACTTTAATTACTGGCTTAGAGCTTGTGACATCAGCCTGAATGGTTGGCAGATTTAGCTGCTTAGATGGCTCAACAATTACAGCTCTATCTATGCCTGCTGTTGGCTCACGTGGCAAAGGCTTAGCACTTGGCTTAACAATAGGCTTTGCAGCTTCAGTTGAGCCTGCTGCACCAATCGCTTTAGAAGCATCTGGGAAATATTTATCTATCTTTTCTTGACCCATTGTCTTCTCTAAAACAGCTGGATCTAATCCTTTAGCTCTTATAAGCTCTTGTTGCTTTGGCGTGATTGGCATGAATATCTTCCTCGCTAATGTTGGCGGTGTTAACGCCTCGCCGAGAATGAAGGGGTGCTCAAAATATTGCAGGTAGGAAGGCAGGTATATGTCATATATATAGTAGAGGGAGGGCCCTTGCCCTCCCTCTCTACCCCTCTATGTTCCTATTGATAACGGCGCTGAATGTTTTTGCACTCGGCTGGCGGTTACTTGAGCTTCTTATCCTTCTCGTCTCGATAGTTTAGAGCGAATAAGAGTGATACAGCTTCCTCTTGATCGGCAGGTCTTGGGAACTCTGTTGCGATATAAGAGATTGTGCTCTTGAGATCCTGGTCGCCCTTTGCTTTGTTGGCAGAATAAAGATCTTTTACGGCCTTACCAATAGCTGTTGAGCTGGCTTTATCAATCTCGCCTGCATCATACATAGCCTTGGCTCTTTCGGCAGCTCTTACTTTTCTTTCGCTATCTCTCTGAGCATCAGTCATAGGTGCTAACTTAGCTAGTGATCGCTGATCTGACTTCTTATCTGAGCCTAGAGGATTTACTCTAGTCTTTAGCATTTCATCTTCGGTGAAAGCTTCAAAGCCTTTCTTGGTTGCTTTTGCCAAGTTTTCACCAGCTACCTTTCCAACGCCTATTGCTTCATTTAGCAAGCCTGTTTTTTCTTCCAAAGCAGTTGATGTAGTTAATATATCCTGTGGAGATCTTGCCTGAGTGGATGACTTCATAGCTGCATCTCTTTCCATTTGTGCTCTTGTAACAAGGCTCTTGGCTTTCTCATCTTGCTTCATTAAGATATCAAGCTCTCTAGTTCTCATAGCTTCAAAGGATTCTCCAGCTGGAATATCTAGAGATTGTATAGGTGGTACTTCAGGAACTTCAACCTGTCCACCAACCTCTAGTCTCTTCTGCAATAGAGCGGTAGGTACAAGTCTTCCTCCTGCAATTGAAAGACCTTTTGACTTTAAGCTAGCCTTTGCTGCATCTGAAGATTCGATTGCAAATAGCTGATCCTGAGTTAAAGCTTTGCCTATCTGTGATCTCATCTCTGGTGATACTGTTCTTGCAATAGCATCGTAATCAGCAGCCTGTCTAACTCCAACAGTCATATCTTCTTCAGTTCCTTCTATGCCGACTATGTCGCCTGGCATTCTAGGACCTTGTTTACCTGATGGAAGAATTGGCTCACTTGATGCACCACCATAACCAAAGCCTGATTCATCTGGAACTCTTCCAGCTAAATCATCCAGTCTAGATTTTGCTTGTACAGCAGCTACAATCTTTGCAATGTCTTCGCTTTTCATGGATAGAAGAGCTTTAGCAGTTTCGTTAACAGCAAAGTTAGGAGTTTCATTTGGAAAGAATTTTTCAAAATATTCTTTACGCTGAGCAGTGATCATATCAATAGGCTCGGCTGCTGCTGCAACCTGAGCTTCAGTTGCTGCTTTTTTAGCAGCCTTCTCTTCTTCTAGACGTTTAATCTGTGCTCCAATATCTTCTGTTATTCCAGAGTAATCAGGAGCCTCAACACCTCTGGTTTTGATCTTGCCTGTACCTACATCTGGTCCACCTACAGTTGCTCCACCACCTGCTCCTTTGGCTGCTGTCTCAAATTTCTTCATACCACTAAGGACTAGGTCTTGATCTGCTTTATCAAGCTTTGCAATAACAGCAGCTGCTGCAGCTTCAGTTCTATCTTCACCAAACATATTATATTCTGGCTTCTGAGATTCCTCTACAACATACTGAGAAACCGTATAGGCCATACCCATCTGGACTTCATCGGTTGATTTTGGAAGTTCAGTTGTGCTAGCAACTTGTCCTTTATAATTGCTAAGACCAGATCTAACATCCGTTGGATTTGAAGTATAAGACTGGCGTGCTTGATTTGCAGTTTGTGCATCAATAGGTCCACCTTTTGCACCACCCGCTGTAACTGCTTTGCTTCCAAAGTAAGCAGCTAAGGCTACTTGCTTTGCATTAAATCTTGCGTTTGCATTAGCAGTGGTATACTCTGTTCTAGTGGATGTGTTGGTTTGACCAGCATTATATTTGTTTGCTTCAAAAGTTTTATCAACAGTTCTTACAGCTAACATATCTTGAAGTTTCTTAAGACGATCAATATCCTTATCAAGAGTTTTAGCATAATCCTTGTAAACATCAAGAGCTAACTCAGCTGCTTTTTCTTTCTCAGCTTGCTGTGATAAAACATTGTCCAATGCTGTTTGCAACATATCATTTCTATTTGGGAAAAATGATTCATAATAAACTAGGCCTTTTGAATAAGCTTCGCTTGCTTTTTTTCTTGCCATTAGAGTGCGCCTCCTAGTAATTTAGCTAATATAGGATCACCAGATATTTGTTTTAGCAAGTCTTCTGCTTGCTTTGGTGACATGTTAAGCTTGGTAGCTGCGGCATTGATTAGCTCTTTACTGATCTGTCCCTGCTCTTCAATGTCTTCGCTTGGGATTGTTGATAAAGCTTCAATACCACCAGCTACTGCTTTGCCAATTCCAAGTCTTCTATCTTCAATTCTCTTATCTTCAACAGCCTGGCGTCTTGCAAGTTCAGCTTCTAACTGTGCTCTTCTTGCCATGTCTGCCTCAAGCACATTAGCTTCAGCTTGTAAAGTTCCTTCTATCAAAGCTTTGTCAGTTAGTGCTGCTTGCTGTAAAGCTTGGCCACCACGCATATCAAAAGATGCCATCTGCTGACTTCTTCTTTGTGCACCTTCTTGACCAATCTGCCCAAGCTTAAAAGAATATTTATCTTGCAAAGTTCTCTTTTCCTGTTCAGTCAAACCAAGAGAACCAAGCTCCTGCATTCTCTGAAGTTCAGCTATTCTATCCTGATTATATTTGTCAGCTTCTGAAGGCTTGGTTGCTATCATAGAACCAACAGCTTGGCCAACAGCTGGTCCTGCGGCACCTATTAATTTTGTCTGCAAACGAGATATGGCCATTATATATTTCCTCGATAATATTGTGATTGTTAATACTGTGTCTCAGGCAACTTTCTATTGGTGGCAATGGTTGAAGTTTCAACGGTATCATATCCCATTTTATAAAACATCTCTACTGAGAAAACATGGCAATCAACATAGCCCCACTCATTGCGTGGATCACATAAGACTGCTATGTTATGCCAACCCTGAGATAGGTTCTTTGCAAGATATTGCATACGAATTAACTTACGCTGTCCTGTTGCATCACCTTGAAAGTTGGAGCGTCCTTGCATAACTGAGAATTGACCAAAGACAATCGTTGTAGCACCTGCTTCGTTGAAGCTATAGTTGATTGTTTCATTTGGAGCATATGTATCTGAGCCATCTATCGCAAGGATATATCTAGAATCTTGGCCATCTGATCTTGTATTTCCTACTGTTGGTGTATTTATCCATGGGAATACAGCTCCTCTGCAATCATTGTTCTCATCTTCATATGCAAAGAATGCAACTTCAATCAATACATTGGCTATAGTCTCACAGTAAATCTGCTTTCCAAGCTGAGGAACTGCAACCCATTTGATGGTCTCCATTGGCTTTTGTCTTTTAACAGTGCTTGTATGATATAGTCTAGACTGGCGTGGCACTTCTTTTTGTGCAAAAAAATTGCTATACTGATCTCCAGTCATAAAGATATTATCTAGAGTAACTTGGAATGCTTCTCCTTCTTGTAAGTCGGAGTCTCCAAACACACCATCTTGGATGTCGGCTTCAACAATATCTACATTGATGTATTTACGGGCTGCTTCTTCATTTTGAGCAACCTGGCTTCCTTGCAAAACCTGAGAGGTAGTAAAGGTATTTGGTGGTGTAAATGGCATTTTTCCTCCTAGAACTTAGCCCATACATAGTGTAAGTAAAGATTCTTTAGATCAACTCGATAGTTCGTAGCATTATCAAAATATATCTTGACTTTGATTTCAGTTACGGTTGTAGCAATAGAAGGCATGTAACAGTATGACATTGGAAGTCTTTCATAAAATAAGGTTTTATTATCTGAAGATCCTGTATTACCATCGCCTGCTACAATTGTGTTATAACCAAAAGGATAACCTATCTGAACATCAACACCTCCAATCGTTAGGAACCAGCATAGATAGAATGCTGACTCAGATCTTATTAGTGGTGATGCAAGAGTGTTTACTGAAGTGGTAGTAACCAAAGGATTTGACCCAAGTCTTAGACAATCATTTGGCTGCAATGCTAAGTTTACAGGGAATGTTGCAATGGTTGTAAAGACTTCAGTTTGAGCTGGATTAAAACCATAGACTGTCTCATTACTATCAAAGTCAGAGTCGCTGACATTTGGTCCTACTGACTGCTTAAAATGGTTTCGATTGAATGCTTCAGATCTTGTATTTGAAGGATCAATCTTTCCGGAAGTACCATCTGAAGCATCCTTCAAAGCAGTAAAAGGCTGGTTTAAATTTGTTGCCGTAATTACTGCTCTTGCATCTTGATAATTAAAACTTGCGTTTGACATTAATCCCTCTTATCTATATTGGTTACGCGCCCATAACAGGCAGTTATAAACTCTTAAGTTTGCATCTTCAATAAGTTTTATATTAGCTGGAGATGTTCCTGCACCATCAAATGTTGCTGACCATCTAACATCTATTGTTACTGAATCTTGAGAAGCGATTGGAGTTGCGAATGGAAGATTTACAGTCCTTCTTCTTCCAGCTGGTTGTTCGCCAGTTGTTGATACCATCACATCATTTACGAATACGTAAAACTGCCATCTCCAACCAGCACCATAGTTACCTGTAAAACCTGCTGCTTCTTGTGAAACAAAGAAATATTCAACATCTATCTGTGCTGCTCCTCTTAAGAAGCCCTCAGATGTTGGAATTCTTAGGAAAGATCCTTTTGTTATATTGGCTGACAGTGACAAAATACCAGATGCCCAGCTATTATTCTGTGATGAGAATGTTGCAAGCGGAGGACCTAATACATCGGCTGCTGGATATCTTGCCCAGGTAAAAGTATTAAGAGTGCTTTCTACCTGAAAGTAAGATTGCGTTGCCATTATAACACCAACGCCATCTTGAGCTGATCCATCTGGTCTGCTATCAACAGCTATCCTAGAATTTGCAACCATATTTGAATCATCTATAGTTTCATATGGCAACTGCTGAGCATCTAGCTTTCCATTAAATTCTGCTAGAAAACCAGATGCATCTCGATTAAAAGCATTAGCTGTTGCATAATCTCTATCTTGGTGAACGCCTACGGAATATGTTTTACTCATGGTGTCTTCCTTTCTCCAGCCTTTAGATTGATGGTCTTGTTATCAGATCCAACGTAACAAACGTGATAAGCAACTACCTGGAACATAGCTGTGCTTTTCAATGTGAATCTATACCATGAGACCAAAGATGTATTTACATCCCATCTTAATCTTGTTACTCTATTCTCACCCCACCTTGATGTTCCAACTATAGCCACTGATTTATCAAATGTTCCAGCAGCAGGACCGTATGTTGCATCTTCTGAAAGAGTTCCATATTGCTCAGCAACAACGGTTGGTTTAGATCCAGAAGAAGTATCCTCATCTCTATAATCGACTGCTGAAGTTAGTTCGATTTCATTATGACCCTGTGAAAGTATTTCAACTTCAACAGATATGATGCGCTTCTTAATACTATCATCACCAAAATCAAGCCATGCTCCAGACCAGATGGAAGGTACAGTTGCTCTTGCAAAGCTAGAGGTTATAGTTTTAATTCCTTGCCCAGATACTGTGTAGGTAAGCGCTCCACCTGCTGATCTCTTTGCAGACCACACCTGTATACCAGAAGGATAAAGCGTATAAACACCATTAACTGGGCCAGTCTGAGTTACTCTTGGAGCTGTTATGAACCATCCCTGTGGAAGAACTGAGATATCATTTATATTGAAAGCTTCATTTGTTGCGCCATTACTGTCAACAACATCATGTCTAAATGACCAAGCATTTGTTAAGGTATGATAGACAAGTCCTCTAGTATTTTTTGTTTGTCCATCAACAGGATAAATGCACCACCATTCTTTCTCCTTGGTTGAATAGCTGGCCTTTGCCGTTGCTAATGAACCTATTGAGATTCTATTTATTTCCGACTGAACCACATCTGATATACGACGCACTTCAACCTGTGATCCACCTAGAGTTCCACCTTGGAAAGTATAAACTCCATCGTAAGATAAGAATAAAATTCCTGATCCTTGGATATTTGTTATCGCATTGGTTGCAGTTGTTCCAATGTTTGCATTTAAAGTTGTGCAAATATATCCAGATCCTGCTTGTCTTACAACTTCAATGCTTCCTTCTCTAAAGATAAGTAAGTTATCATA